GTATGTTAAGGTTGTTAATCCTACGGCGATAGCTACTAATGTGTTCACTTGTTCAAGGGTTATGTTAGCGATCAATCCGGTGACCCCGATCATAGGTGTGTTAAGATTTGGGTTCATGGGTTATTAATAGGTGCTTCCGAAGACAACGAAGTTAATACTTAAGTCCGCATTATCATCGTGCTGCGACTCCATTGTAAAGGTTGTGGCTGATTTATTAGTTATGCTTACTATTTCACTAGCACCTACTGTGGTAGCGGTTTGCATTGTTGCCACTACAACATAATTTGCGTCCTGTAACGGGGTTGTAAAAGTGACTGTTCGTTTATCTGGTGATGGTTCGGAAACCGAGGCTACGTTAAAAGATCCGCTTGAAAGCGATGGAGTGCTATCATCATAACTAACTACACCATAACACTTAGGAACCAACGGGCTATGCTTAAGCACATCGGGAGTCACCACACCGGCGGCACTTTGTCCTTCCATTTGGGCTTTACTCGCTGGGGCTACTTTATCGTATGTTACCGCTGCGTCCTCGATCTTCACAGTAGTGACTGCAAGGTCTTCAATCTTGTTAGTGGTAACCGCATCTGCTTCAAGTTCATCGGAGGTTACTGCCTCTCCTGCTATTTTTTGTTGCGTGATGGCTCCGTTCGCTATCTTTGTTGTAATCACAGCATCAGCGGCAAGCTTGTCGGAAGTCACAGCATTGTTTTGAATCTTTGCATTGGCCACTGAGGAATCCGCTAATGCTGTCTCACTAACACTCTGGATTCCACCTCTAGTATGCCCAGCATCTTCATTCATTTCTTGTGTTGCAAACAAGTTTTGCTTGTAGGCAAGATTAAGATCGTCTGCATTCAATACCGCACCATTGGTGAAATCAACGAGTTCGGTTATTGAGGTTGCGCGAAAGATTCTAATGTGGTTCGCTGAGTGGTTGGCGATTTTGCTTATATCACCCCAAGCAGACGATGTGCATGTCACGGTCTTAGAGGCGAAGTCTAGGGTATAGTCCGTATCTTTGATAAGTGTCAGCTTTTGAAACCCTTCAGCGGCTTGTGAGTTGATAACACACACTTCCACATCGTCAGCACTTAATGCTTCCAAGGAGAAGTTAATAGGGTTGGTCCACTCAGTGTAGTTTCCACTGCTTTCTTGCTGATAATATGACAGGGCGGTTGTTGTTGTTAAAGCCATGATGTTTTAAAGGGATGGGATTGGGTTATTAAATGCGTCTACTGCTTGTTGGTTGAGTTGGTTCTGTTGCTTCTTCACGTTGTTCAAGGTGTCCAGAAGATCAGGAAACTCACGGATAACTAGATTCTTGGCTTTTAGACGGTATTTACTAATGACTTGTCCCATCAACTTGATGCGAGGGTCTTTAGACATAAGTTCGCTTTCGCCTCCTGTTTCCTTGACTGCCTTGCTGTAAGCCTTGAACTGTCGTGAGTTTACGAGACCTTTTAAAGATTCTCTTAAAGTCTTACCACCAATCGTTGTTTCAGCACTTAACTCAAGTAAACGGTCGTATGCTTGTCTTCCTTCTTCGTTGTAGAAGTTACGCATGTCCGTGTCCTTGTGATTGAAGTAGTAAGTTGATGGCATACCAAACCCGTGAACTAGCTCTAGGACTGCTTTGTCCACGCTGTCATTCTTTTTGCTGGAAACATAAATAGGATTGAAGATTCCAAGCACACCAAGTGGGTTCTGCTTGTAGATAGGTTCACCAAGAAATGTTCTCTTAGGTGGGATGTTTTCTTGAGCAATAGGAACCTTACGAAGAACTGCGTCAACTACTGTCCGGGATTCGCGGATCATTGAATTCGTTTCTCCAAAGTCTTTGAATTGTGCTAGAGACTGAGGAACAGTCAAACCACTAACCACATCGCGCACTCCTTTTCCAAAGTAAACCTCCGGTTGTTGAACCATGTTGATCGTGTTGTTAAGACCTCTCAGGAAAGACTTATCGGTGATTCCTTCGGAGATAGAAAACAATAACGCCCCTGCTGCCTCCATTGATCCACCTTTAAGGTCGGGGTTCATGGAGCTAAACGATGCTATGTCAGCCGCGATGCCAATCATTGTTGCCCAAGGGTCAAGACGCTGGTAGCTAACATAAGTAGGGTTATCGAGAGTTCCAAGGTTGAACGAGTTAGGTCTCCAGCCCGTTGCTTCCAATGCCTTACGTTCTTCGGGATTCCTTGGACCACTTCCAGTGATCTTGTCTTTGTTAAGATACGCGAAGTAAAGCAAAGCGGTTCCCCCTGCGGCTGATGTCGCCATGCGTCCTGTAAACTCGGCGCGTTGTATGGGACTCATCTGAGCTACTGCTGCGCGTCTTTCTGCTGCTCGCCCAGCTAAACGTGGAACTAACTCAGCCATCGCACCAAACGGTGTCCGTTGAAGACCAAACTTCAAGATGTTTGTTGGTGTGTTGACGAACGGAAGCAACAAGGTGAGAGGTGGGTAGTCTGCTCTCTTTTTGTTAATCATCCGAATAATATCACTTTCAATGGGAGCAGTCGCGGTTACCTCTTGGGCATACTCCTTGGTTCGTCCAATCATATCCAAGACGTTTTGATCTTGAATGAATTTGTCCTTAGACTCACCAATAAGACGCTCATACTCTTGATCAACCGCCGCTGGGTTCATCCGCATGTCTGTGACGTTGTCTCGGGCGTTCTTTGCTAGTTGAGTGTAGATGCGACTTTCACTGTATAAAGCTCCGTCTTTGTCGATGGCTTTTTGTAGCATCTCTTCTTTCCATAGCTTTTGCGCTTCGGGAGATTGATTAGCCCATTCTTTACTGTTTCTGACATGCACATCCAGTTCATTGCGCATCCGTGCGACAGCAGAGATAGATTTATTAAGCCCGTCACCTCCAGCGTTTGCAGCGAAAGGCCAATTAAAGAAAGTGTCGATCCATTTAAATATTTTTCCTCCTGGAGTCTTCTCATCCTTACCCCAGATTCGTGGATCAGTGGCATTCATCGGCGCACCAGCCATGTTTTCACCGTAAGCAACATCTCCTCCAGTAACAACATCGGATTTGGTTCGGGCTGATTTAACACCTGCTTTGAATCCTAAAGCTACGTCTTCCATCTTTGAGTGGATAGTTAAACTTGAATCTAAAACTGCTTGGGCTTCCTTATCACCCATTGCGGTCCTGATACCGGCTCCTATGGTTTGCTCAAAGCGTTTCAAAGCTCGCATTGTTTGAGGTATCCCTACGTTTAGTGTTAAGGTGGATGCACCAGAAATTAGGTTACGTTGGAACCACCGTGAACCGAGGTTAGCAAACTTTCTTAACTTACTCATTTTAGCGAGCTTATCGCCATTCTGGAAAGCGGCTAGCGGAGTCTCTTGGTCAGCAGCGAAAAGAAGACGATCAACGTAGTCCTTCAAACCTTTTTGAATATCTCCAGGTCTTGATTCTTTCCAAGATGCATAAGCCTTTTTAGATCTAATCGCCTTACCGGATTCCTCAATGGAAGCGGAACGAGCTTTCGTGTAGCGAGCTTTTAGGTCTTGAAGTTTCTTTAATGCGCTTTGGTCGCCTTTACCTTTTCTTGTGATGTTAGCTTTGTTGATGATTTGTGTTACTTCAAACTCAGCGTCTGACATCCTACCAAGAGCTTTAAGCTCCTCCAAAACTTTAGGAATAGATCTTTCTTCTTTAAGCATCCTTTGGGCTGACTGGATCTTTTCATAGATTTCTTTCAGTTCGGGGTCTTGCTTGATCTTTTGTGGTGTTAACTTACCTTTAGGACCGAGGTCACCTTCAAGTAAAGATTGTCGTAGGTCACCTAGCTTTTTACGAAGTTCCGTAAGTTTCTTAGCAGCAGCAGCACGATTGAGTTTCTTTGTTCCTTTCTGCTTAATAAGATCTTGCAACTGCTTGACGGTTGAGTTTGCTTTGCCTGGGTCTAGCTCCTCTTTAATCTTTTTGAGTTTCGCAGCAGATGCTTTTCTCTTGGCAACTCTTTCAGCATAAGCTGTATCACTCAGTGTGTCGATAAAGTGTTCCTCTTCGCGGAGTTTAATGATTGCTCGCTCCTCTTTAAAGACGTTGTTGTGGTGTTGGATTTGCTCCTTAACCACTCGGATGTCGTTGTTAATTTTTTCAACAACCTCTGACTCCTTTTTGGTTGCTCCAGGGTCTTCCGGTGTCCCTTTGATTTCCTCTGGATCAGTGTCGGATAACTTCTCTGAGCGTCTTCTTTTACTTTCTAGTTGCTTCTCCAGACGCGCAAGTTCGTTTTGCCTTTGCTTCAGAATGTCCTCGTTTAAGTCAGCTTCCGGTGTTTCATCAATTCTTCGAGTCCTAACCTCATTCAAGGCATCAAGACCTGTGTCTTCAGCGTCTGCAAGATAAGCGGCGTTTACTTCACCATACATCTCTTCGGCGCGTCTTTCGAGGCGTTGTTTACCTACGATGTCTTGGATGTCTCCTACGTTCCCGGCTTGTCTGGCTCTGAAGATGTCGGACACTCCTGTTCCGATGGTGGCTTGTTTCAACGTAAAGAATGCAAACCGCTTCTGTTCAGCTTCTAACAATAGGGCTAGCTCATCAAGTTGCTCTCCTGTGGCTTCGTCGCTTGAACGTGCGGCTTGTGCTGTGGCTTCTTCAATCTGCTTTGCCAAAGCGATCTGACGGTCAAACGAGAGGCGGGAACCAGAGAAGGCTACTTGCTGTCGTAACGCTAGCTCAGTGATCAGTTCAACATCTTTGTCTGTTTGGAGCGCACCTTTACGGACTGCATCGGCAATAGATGAAGAATCAAAACCTCTAAGCTCATCCAGTTGGATCATCTGAGCAGCCATCTCTTGAACTGTCCTTGTCTCCTTTGCCATGAGATCAGGAATAAGCTCATCCATAACATCCTCTAGCTCATCCAAGGAGTCCACCTCACTGAGACGGTTAACAATTTTTTTGTTCTGGTAGATTGCTTGTGGACCGCTGATGGGTGCTTGAAGTTTTGATACGTCAGGCTTCCCTTTTCCTTTGGGGGCTTTCGGGTCTACATCTGGAGCCGCAACGGGTTCCGGTGGGGATGTGTTAACTGCATCTTCTGGGTCGCTGTTTTCGACCTTCTTTTTAATTTCATTTAAGTCATTAATCCCTGTTTTGGTCGCGTTGCCATCGTTAATGTTCGCTTGGTCTACTTCTTTTTGAGTTCTTGCTACGTCCTCTGCGTCCCCTTTACTGAGTGCCTTAAGGTGTTTAATACCGGCTAGAACACTACTGACAGCTCCCCCAATGGCCGCACCTTCCAGAGCGTTCTTCAAGCGTCCCTCTAACTCACTGTCATCCTCGTCAGCTTTAAGGTATTCCGTTACCACGTTGGAAAGACCTACATCATCAGCAAGGATGTTACTGAGACGTTGTGTGTGTCCCTCAAAAGCTGCGAAGTCAGCAATAGCCGCCGCCGTTGTTTCTTTGGCAAACTTCGCGGTC